GTTTTAAATACCATAGATACTTTTAAGAATGTGGAATTAAAAAAGTATTATTGCCTCGAAAGATATAAATGGTTAAAATTATTTAATGATAAAAAGATATGGTTATAAGTAGTATATTTGGTTTTCAATTTATTATTTTTATTATATTCTAACATTTGTTTTTTTCTAATTTCTTTATTTTCAAAATACCATTTATCATTTAATAATTTTTGCTTTTCTTTATTTTTTAAATAATATTTTTTTTGAATTTCTTTTCTTTTAGTTTTATTTTTTTCTTCCCAAATTTTTTTAGATTTTTTTCTTTTTTCAATATCTATCATAAATCCTCCCAATTCTTAGCAAAGTTATCTATTTGATTTTTTAATAATTCATTCTCTTGCATCAACTTATCACGCTCTACCATCGAATCTTTTAACAAGGTTCTTAACTGGTAAGCATGGTCATTGATATTACTAAATTTAGTTATTACCTCGTCAAGTTTCATCAATCTATTTAAAGATGCTTTATATTTATCATCCTTACCGATTTTAACGCTGTAAGACTGAGCTTCTTTAATCATTTGATAGATTATACCACTTGCATCTAATAAGTCTTTAGATGGCGTTAAAATAGTATCTATTTCAAATTCCCTATTTTCCGCTAATTGTTTATAATAATTACTCATAATTAAAAATCTAAATTAGGATTAATATTTGAATTAATTTTCTGTAAAGGTTTTTCATGCTCGTAAGCATAATGATTTTTAGCTGATATTTCCTCGTAGTATCTATTCTTTTTATAATCAAAGTACAAAGATGTTATCCCTCTGGTCGCTACGCCTTTAGGTTTAGCTTTCTCAACTGATATTAATACCTGATTATCTTTGTAAGGCTGACCATGCTCATCGAACAAAGCTACTGGCGGACGCCAAAGGTTTATCCAAGTCATTGCCTTGCGAAATAGAGCTTGACCACCTGCTGCTTCTCTTGCCATAGGCATAGGATAATATCTAAGATTATTCTTTTTATCTTCTATTACCTGCTGAGATGATGGATGTAAAGTTAAAATACAATGCTTTTTATTCTTTTTACAGTATCTTCTAATTTCTCCGCACAAATCCTCGATGTATAAATCCTGCCTTGCACCATATTTGCTCATATCGTGACGCATTTCGTTATAAGGGTCGCATAGAATTATCTGCTCATCTGTAACTAATCTCGTTAAATCTTCAAAAGAATAGCTTTTATCATCAGAATCTACTATCGTAAACATCTCATCTATGTAGTTGATAGCGTTAAAATATTCAGTATCAGTCGCTGAGTTATTCATTGACTTATAGAATTGCTTACCTGTATACTTATGGATAAATTCTGCATAGATATCCTCAACGCTTCCAGTCTCAGGGCTATACACCAAAGTCTTTTTTCCATATTTGTAAGCCTGATTAAATACCAATTCAAAACTAAACTCTGATTTTCCATGATGCGGAGCTGCAAGAATAAACGTGTAGCTACCTTGTTTAATCGAATAGATAGCGTCTAATGAATCAAAACCAGTAAGCTCACCCTTTGGGTTACCTATCTTTCTCATCTCGTTTAAAGATGCCTCTATGTCTGAGAATTTCTTAATCATTAGTTTATAAGTTTAGGAGAATAGCCACCATTCTGATTCTGCAAGTTTACTTTGTTTTCCTCTTTAAACCAAACTGCATTCATTTTAGACTTCCAATTCTTAACCTTGTTGCCTTTGTTATCGTACCAGTCATTTTCATTGTAATAGTTAAAAGCTCGGATAGCTACACTTTCTTGATAGCCATTTGTTGCAAAATATTCTTTTACATTTTCTAACGTAGGCACTATATCTATTCTTATCTTATCTTCTCTTTTCTTTTCTGCTACGTTTTGCTTGGCTTTTGGTAGCGTTTGCTTAGCGTTTGCTACAATTTGCTTAGCCTTTGCTAAACCTCCAGCTTTTCCTTGAATTGAGCGTATTTCTCGCACTTTTTGGAAGTCATTTAATTGCTCATCTAAGAAATCTATACTAATTTTATTGTCCGAATCTATGTTAATAAATCCGTTTTCAATCAATAAATTTACATAATCCTGAGGCACTCTATAAAGCATATCTTTCAGCTTTATTGAACCGTTATTATTCCAAACCATGCAAACACATTGGATAAATGCGCCTTGTATTTCTAAAGTCTGAAAAGAGATTTTACCTATCAGCCACTCTGCTGGATAGAATTTAAAAAATGGAAGTTCTTTGCTCATAATTTTATTTGATTAATGGTAAAAAAAAGGAATCAAACTTATCATTTTAAATTTGATTCCTAATAATATTTATTAAAATAAAGTCAAAGTACTATTTTTTTCTTCTACAAAAGCTTTATGATTATTTGAATTTAATTTAAAATAACTTTCTTTTAATTCTATGCTGATAGATTTTCTATTCATTTTAATCGCTGAACATCCCTCAGAACCAATACCACCAAATGGACTTAAAACAGTTTCTCCCTCATTACTATATAAATGCAATATTCTTTCAATAGTATCTAATTGCAAAGGACAAATATGCTTTTCATCATTACCATCTCTACCGCTTCTATATTGCAAAGTCCTGCTATAATCAATATCATACCATACTGGACTTGCGTATTTCTGCCATAAATCAACTGGTAAATAATCTAATCTACTGCTATCTGTATCCTGATGCGTTATTGGAATAATATTTTCTCCCTCATTTCTAAAAAATAATACATAATCAGGAATGCCTACTCTTGTCATTGAGCTATCTTTTTTAATAGTTTTATGTAATAATCCTAAAGCCTTAGTCCTTTGCATTTCAGTAACTGGGTTTTTCCATAATGTAGCTCTTGAATGATAAATAAATCCTTGTTCTTGAAACCACTCAATAAGCATTCCGCTAAAATCTCTTAATCCAATATATCCTTCCTTACCTTTTTGAATAGGTAAATCCATACAATGAATAGCGCAAATTCTGCCATCTTTTAAAGTCCTTTTAAGCTCAGGTATTAAAAATTTAAAATGTTGCTCAAATTGCTTGTAATTAGATACGTTACCCATATCCTCTTCTTTATCTGAATATACATATAAATCTGCAAATGGAGGAGAAAATACAACTAAATCTGCACAGTTATCTGGGAGCTTTGCAGTTTCTTCTACACAATCTCCATTTATTAAATGGTATTCATTTGTTTTAATTTCTTTATTCATAATCTTAACTTTTGATTTTGCTTTTTTATAATCTTGATTTGCGCTATATTTTGACATTTCCGATATTCTTTCAAAGTGCTGTTTTTGTTTTTCTAAAATAGTAGCCCTTACATTTATTTGACTTTCAGGTATTAAAATATGAACAGTTACTTTATTCTTTTGACCAAATCTATAACATCTTCTAACTGCCTGATAAAATGCCTCAAACTTAAAATCATAAGACATGAATACCATTTGATTACATTGCTGATAATTCATCCCAAAAGATGCAATAGATGTTTTAGTAATTAAAGTTTTAAAATCATTATTAGCAAATCCATTTAAATACTTTGCTTTATATTCTGGCGAATCCGAACCCTGAACATTTATAGAATCATTTAATAATTTAGATAAAGTATCCGTTTCATTGTTTTTTAATCCCCAAACTATCCATTGATTATCATTTGAATTTACTAATTCTAAAGTTTTATTAACCCTTGCATCAAAAGACCTATTTAAATCTTTATGCAAATCAGTTGCTGAAATTGCTACATCATTAAATAATGTTTGAGTATTATTATCAACCTTAATTATATGCTCTATATATTCAATATCAGGCAAATCATAACCATCAGAACAAAAACCCAAACTTGCAGGAGTATCAATTGCCATAGACCAACCAGATACATATTTCCAAAAATTATCTTGAGCGTGTTTTCTTAATCTCCATTTAGATGTTTCTCCACCATCATGAACAAAAAACATAGCTAACATTTCTAAATAGCTCATACCTCCTAAAAATTCAGAATGCTGCCCTAATTCCATGTGGTCGTTAGGTGATGGGGTTGCAGTACAAGCTAACTTATAAGGTGTGGTTTTAAAAGTTTCAATAATTAAATTAGATAGTTTACCATCTCTACCTTTTAAAATAGAACTTTCATCTAAAACAACTCCAGAATAAATAGAAGTATTAATATTTTTTAATTGGTCGTAATTAGTAATATCAAATACATCTAAATTAATACCAAACTTTTTAGCTTCATTCTTTGTCTGCTCTACAATTGCTAAAGGAGCTAATATTAATACCTTTTGATTTGTTTTTACTGATACTTGTTTTGCCCAAATTTCATCTACCAATAATTCTATTTTTTCGCTTACCTCTTTTAAACCCTCTTTATCCATGTTCTTTTCCATAGTTCTATAAAGATTATTAAAAGCATTTATAAGCTTTTCTACCCT